CAACTAAAGAAGTCATAATCATTGTATCAACAACTGTTCCGTGGACCGTGAGCCCTAGTCTATGAATCCAACACATATCGTAAATTGCATTGTGAAAAATTTTATCTGCTTTTGTTTTAAGGACATCTTGAAACCAACCAAGAACTTTTTTTCTTTCCATGTTAGGTCCTGATTCATGAGCTATTGGATAATAACCTGACCAATCTTTAACAGCTATTGCAACTCCTACGACATCACCTTGTCCTCTCATTGATGAAGAGCCTTTTGTTTTTAAATCTGGATCTTTAGTTTCTAAGTCAATGGAAATCTCATCATACTTTGATAAGTCCGGGAAATCATCCGGTGGAAACCATTCGGTTTGTGCTTTAAAAAGTGGTACTTGTATCATTTAATTATTATCCCCCATGAGTTATCTTTATCCTTTGGTTTATCTTCTTTTGGTTTTTCTATTTCTTTATAATCTCTTTCAAGTATCATCTCTAAAAAATGTATTGCTTTTAAAATGTCTTCTCTTTTTCCTTTCAATCTGTGACGACAGATATATTTTATAGCGCATCCTTCCGGAAATAGCAACTCATTCTCTACTACAAATTTGCTAGGTTGAATTTTAAATTTTTGATAGTGTGATCCTCCGTGTTGTTTGTCCCAAACATTGCTCATATTAAAAACCCTCTCTTAGATAAGTTTGTAATGGTGGAAAAGGGTTTTTGTATTCACCAGGTAATTCAAGTAAATATAATTCTTTTTTAGCTCTAGTAATTCCTACATAACAAACCCTAAGCTCTTCGTCTTCTTTCTCTTGATCACCCATCTTATATGCTTTTAATGAATAACCCCATTCAACAGATAGAACTACTTTCTCAGCTTCCATTCCTTTTACACCGTGAATACTTGATATTATAAGTTTAGTTGTTAAATTTTTATTTTTTTCCCAACATCTTTTTAGATAGTCATTAAAGTCTTCTCTATCTCTAAATATGGCATTAGGTTTTTTAGCTGATCTAATCCGTGTAGTATCAAAGTAAAAAATTTCGTGCCACATTTTTTCTAATGGTGCATTTAAATAATATTTGTTTTTTAATTCTTCATAAGAAAATAAAGCATCTGCTACATGTAGTTCTGGTGGTGATGTATCTTTTTTAGATAAGGCTGTCTTTTTTCTATCAGAAATAAAATCTTTATTTATTTCTTTCACCATTTTTATGTAATCAGTTCCTTTAATCGGATGTCCTTCTTGTAAAGTATGCCAAGACTCTATTATTTCTTTACAGTTTTTAGGAAAAGAACTTTTAAGTTTACCCCTGTCGTCTATGCTTTGTGATTTTTCTAACCATATTAAATTATTATATTTTAAAAATTCTGCATATTTTCTACAAGAACTTTTAGCTCGTGCACAAAAAATAACTTCTGAATCTTTATTTAAACCCTCTACTTCATCTAAACCATTTATGTAGCCAATAAACCCTTCATCCTTCTTACTTGGGTCTATTCTTTTTTGACATGTAAACTCATTACCTAATCTATGCTTTATGTCATCTCTTATGCTTAAAGCAAAATCATATATTTTTCCTGGAAGCCTGTGAGATGTTTCTAAACGTGTAATATTTTCTTTCCTACAAGGCCATTTTTGAAAAATTTTTACATCAGATCCTTTCCATCCATATATAGCTTGATCATCATCTCCAACTAAAAATAATTCCTCCGTTTTTCTACCTATTTTAGATATGACTTGCCACTCTAATCTTGAAAGATCTTGAACTTCATCTACTAATACAAGTTTGTATGATTCAAATTCTACAGTAGGGTATAAAGCTTTTAATAACATATCATCAAAATCAATAACCCCTGTTTGGCTTTTAAACTTTTGAAGATTAGTATAAAAATAAGTTAGCTGCCCTGTGTGTACATTCTTATATGTATCATTTTCACTCTCTCCAAAATAACTTAAAATTTTATCTAAATCATCTTTAAATTTTTTATTCCTGCAATAAGCACCATACATGGACCCATAATTGTGATGTGCTTTATTTATTATGTCATAATAAATAGCCATCTTTTTATCTTCTTGTTTTGTCCATTGTGCAGGTTCTTCGTCTTCCCTGTCATACTTTTCATCATCTAACATAACCCAAGTATCAGGATCGGATGCCATTCTTTTTTTAAAATCTGTTTTTACACTAGAGTTTAAGATGTCGTGTTTACCTATGTGATCTAAACAAAACTTATGTATCGTTTTAATTGATTCAGCCTGCTTCTCTGTCAATAAACCTTTTTTAACAACCCTAGCCTGTAGCTCTTGTGCTGTTGACTTAGCAAAACCAATTAATAAAACTTGATCTAAGTTAATACCTCCTTTAATATAGTCAGCTAAAATATCTAATATCTTAGTTGTTTTACCACATCCAGGACCCCCTAATATTTTATATCTTCTTCTATAAAATTTATCTAACATTAAAATGCGCTTTCTTTATCTTTGTTAATATACTCTGGAACGTCCTGTGTAACTTCAGGTTCATTGTCAAATTCTTCTTTATGTAAAACATACACCCATCGTTTTACACCTTCTTTTATATGAAATTTATCTCTTGTAATACCAGGAATCTTTTTTAACATTTGATGGGTTACATCCGGAGTAATATTCCACTCATCTGCTTTTAGATATTTAAAGAAATCTCCAAAAGTAAATTTAATTGTAGACTCATCTTCAAAAGGCCTACCCAATAATATTTTCTTTTTATCTTTTGTCACTCTCATATTAAAACAAAAACTTTCTAAACTTGTTTTTAATCTAAATGTTGGTAAACTTTCTTCCGGTGCATCTATCTCTGTAGCTTTTTCTTGAAGTGCTCGTATTTGTATATCCCATGTTTTAGTTTTAGGTGGTGTCTTACCTGTTTGTTCTGTTGCAGCTTCTCTTCCTAAATCTTGTTTAACTAATTCTTTTGATGATAGACTTACTTCTTCACCATTAAAACCTAAGTACCAAATTTTAGGATTGGATGTTACATAAGACAAAGGACCTAATACTAAGTCACTATTTAATGATCCGCTTATACCAAATTTTCTTTTAATACATTCTTCTTTATTACAATAACTTTTTAACCAATCTTGATCACACCTGTATACATAATCTTTTTTCACTCTAGATCCTATAACCCCACTTACTTCATTGAAGCCCATACCTTTTCCTTTAGGCTCAAAAAATTGTTTATTATACTCTAAAGTTTTATCTTTCCAATCTTCTGGATATCTTTGTTTTACATACCTAGTCATGTCTAATAGAACTTCATTTCTTTGACTTTTAGGTACACCAAATTTTGCAAGTGCTTGCATACAAGGAGGACCATCCTGGAACCACTCTCCAGAATCTCCTTCATCTATGTTTGATTTTAATTTTTTGAGTTGTTCGGGAGTGACTGTATTTCTTTCGTAGTATTCAAAAAACTCTTCCAGGGTGGCCCCAGAGCCATCCTCCTTTATCATGTACCTCACTGTATCTTTGTGATTATGGTAAGGAAGATTGATCCAACTACCCGCAGAACCTTTTTCAAGATTCAAATATTTTTGCACAGGGAATATTTTATCCGGTTTACAATCTCCAAATATATTTTTTATTGAATGTAACTTTTCTCTTAATAATAATGCAGGTACTTCTTCTGTTAAGAAGATATAAACATGTATACCACCACTCTTAGATTTAAATGGAATTACTGGTACATTTAAACTTTTTATTTTTTTATATAATTCTTTTACATCAGGTTTGTATTCATCTAGATCTATGGCACCCCAAGTACATTTACTATCACTTGTGATAGGACAAAGACCTAAACTATCTGCTTCTATAATTTTTGTTTTTGTTTTAACACTAAACTTAATTCCTTCTAAGTGTGCTTTCCACATTTCTTCTGTATGTGCATAAGAAGATGTAAATGAAGTACCGGATTTTTTACCGTTACCATTACTTTGATCGAGTACATGGTACCCAAATCTTTCTTCCAAACCTTTAAATATCTTTCTAAATTTTTCTATCATAAATTAAAAGTGGGCGCTTCCACTCTCGCTTTCACGCCCACTACCTAGGATTCGATTAGTATGGTGAATCTGTTTTTGATTCGTCTGATCCATGTTTAACTTCTACTGCACCTTTGCCAACTTGTTCGGCAAACGATTTTGCAATTCCGTAAACACTTTGATCCGACACTGGTCCCACTTTA